CTCCTTTATTTTGTTTGCTAATAAATTGTAATTCACGAATAGCTATTTCGATTGGTTTGGGCGCTAATACACACCAATCTAGAGGTACAAATTTCGATTTAAGAAATTGTAATTCTAATAAATCTTCGAACTTTTGTAAGTTCCCGCTTTTATCTGCGGATGTGGCTATAAAGCCTAATTTTGTTGTAGTTTCAGATACACTCTGTCGATTGAAATACTTTAAAGTATTACAATCTGCTGATATAATAACATCATCTCCATAAGTCAATAATGCTACATCACGATGAAAATCAGTAAAATCTGGACTCAAACCAGCTGATATACGTCCATTCAAATAGCTTGCATATAAGATATACACATTCGTTATTGAATTAAAAACGTCAGTCATAGGGTTACCCGACTTATTACCTAATTCTGTTTTCATCAAATTAAATCCAACTAATACATATGAGTTTTGCAATATATATAATAATCCGTGTCTGACTGGACATCTATCACCATAGTATTCATCTGTAATTCTACGATAAAACTCAAACGCTTGTGGTGACACACTGCCATCATAATTTGTATAGTCAACATCAAATCCATACTTGCCTTTACTACGTAAATAATCAAAAATACTTTTCCATTGCGCCTCATAGTCAATTCCAATTGCACTATGAGTAACAAATCCAGGATTTTTCCTAATATAATTAAGAAAACTACCAAAATACTTACGCACCAGCATAGTATATTCCAATGATGGTTGTTCAAATATCCGTGTTTTACCTTGCTTGACCTTTTCAATTTTACGTAATTCATCTTTTATAGTTGCAACCCATAATGGACTATTTTTAACAATGCCAACTTTAAGATTGTCTTCCAAATCTGACAATCTATTAACAAATGTTTGGCCATGTATAGGAATAATAAATGTTTTTGCTTTCTCTGAAAAAGCATAATTAACATCATCAATTTTATTGAAAAATTCGTATTTTCCATTACTGAACCATTTCGATAAGATACCACTAGATGTACTCATAACTAGTCTATTCATAGTGTCATATCCATTAATAATTTCGAATTCAGTTAACAAATGTTTATCTCTTTCTTGTGGAAAATATTGTATATATTGTTGAACACACAATTCATGCATGCGGGGTTCAATAACATGTGTATATTTTGGAATACATTTTTGTGCATTGGAATACATTGCATGAAACTCATCTGTAATTCCTTTATAAGAAGGTGCATATTTGTTAGGCCATTCATCATGTTCTAACCACTTTCTTTTATCTGTCTTATCAATCATTACAGTGCTTAATTTGATACCGTTAACACTAACTTCTCCCAGATTTTCTATGGGAGTATTCCAATATTTACTAGTCTTCCCATTGCATTGAAAATTAATTTCCTCTTCTATAGGTAATTCACTAGTTTTAAACGCATTATATGCCTCCATAATATCATCTAATATAAGTGGTGTAGCTCCTGCACGTTTTGTGCCATTGGCTAAAGCCGAATGCATAGCGGATAAAGGCTTGGACACATTATTATTAAAATAATATGGCCTACCAC